GCGTGCCTATTGCAAAAGCAAGAGCGATGAGCAAAGGGCAGCGTGCGGGTGCCGTAAAAAGAAAACAAGCGAAAGCAAATACAGGCCCTACACCTAGTAGAGCTGCAACGTTTGCACCAAAAAGAAAAAAAGCAGCTATGGGTGGAATCATTGATATGACAAGGATGAGTTATGATATCTAGATCACAAATGCCAAGAGAATTATATAACAAAGGCACTATGCCTGCGAGAAACAAAAAGAATTTCAGATCTACAAAGTCTGGAGCTGGTATGACACGAGCCGGTGTCAAAGCATACCGAAGATTAAATCCCGGTTCT